GCACAATTTCTCTACAATTGTATTGCGATATATATGTTTCTTTGATAAATTGTGCTTCCTCATATGATATTGGTAGGTCTAGTGTAACCCTAAGATACATATTTGGTTTTATTATGTTTGCTTGTGGATCTAATAGCTTACTTAATGTTGTTGTACGATACTTAGGCGCATCAGACCAGTTAATATATGCAGGTGCAAGGTTGTTTTCACGATCAAATATCATCATACCACGCTCGTCATCGCCTGCATCTGCATAATTATGTGGAAATGCATTACCAATATATTGTATCTTACCTTGTTTTTGGCGTTTATGGAAATGACCACTAAACACAAGGTCTTGATGTTTAAAGTGCTCAGGACGTAAATCGCCATGCTCGGGCATTTTTACCATAGCATTCATATAAAAATGCGGTAATTCAAAGTGTCCAAACATGTATTTGGATTTACATTGCTCAATAAGCTTCCATTCATCTCCTACTAACCAGGGTACAAGTGCAACATCGTCAATTTCCGTAAACGAGTTTACAAATTCTACACCTTCTATATGTCTAGCAAAGTCAGTAGAGCTTACATCACGCTTGTCTTTGTAATATAAATCGTGATTACCTGTAAAAATAAAAAAAGTATTAAATGCTGCACCTAATTTTTCTAAACTACGGAGGGTAGCCTGCATAGTTGTTAGATTTAAACTGTTGCGATTGTGATGCCAGTCTCCGCAAAATATTCCAGTTTCGCAATTATTTTCTTTTGCAGTTTCAATAAACCAGTCAACAAAATTTTCACAATCGTCGTTATGTATTTTACTGTTACCTTTTAATCCAAAGTGTATATCAGTAAATACTGCTGCTTTTTTAAACATAAAAATTTAGAATGTATTGTTTTCTTGGAATTCTTTTTCTCTTTTTAAAGCTACTTCCCATTCGTCGTTTGCTTGTCTTGTGTAGCTAGGATTCATGTCGTTCATTGTCAAAATATCATCTCGTATGTTTTGATTGCGTTTTTCTAGATTAATTACCCTAACAAAACTGTTTGTAACTGCTGCTGTATAATATGCAAATGGATTTTGACTTTTTGATTCGTCAAATTGTAAACCAATCTGTGCAAGTTGTAATATTGCTTGCCCTCTCATTTCATCATTGTAAGTATATCCTCTTACATTACCACGTGTAGCATATCTTTCGCATAATTTCATCCACATTAATGCAAGTTTATCTGTAGCAATACCATGTGACATAGAAAATTGACCATGCTCTAGATCTCCTGTCCAATGACTTTTTCCAATACAAATTAATTCATTATTTTCGTTAAATTTCCAATGTTGAAAAGGAGGAAAATTTAATTTGATTTTACGATCGGCAACAGTTTTTGGATTTTTTTTCCTACCAGGTTGGTCGGGTATATGATCAAATGTCATAATTCTAAAAATAAGATCAGTTTTAGGTATTGATTCTAGATCTACATTTCCTAATCTTTTAGAACGATTTGTTTTTGCTGTTTGAATAAGATTGTTTGTAATTTGATTTTTGTCAGTAACAATAATGTCAAATTGATTATATGCGGAATCTAAATATGTGCAAAAAGAATTTTTGCTTTTGTGAATTTCAAGTAATATATCTTTGTTATTAAGATAATTTGTTTTTCTCATTATATCTCCAAATTTAAATTTTATTATAATATATGCAGTTTATAAAGTCAATAAATACTTTAAAGGAGTTAGTAATTATGGGCGTATTAGATGCAGAAAATGTTCCTACTAATGGTAGTTCGTCAAATCCTTATGAAATTGATTTAGATCCATATGCAGATGCAGCAGGTGATGCAATATCAAGTGCTTTTGATTCCGGAACTGAATTACTTGGATCTGCGTATGATTCAGTATCAGACACAGCAACCAATATAGGAAATGGTATTATTGATTCGGTTTCCGAATCGTCATTTGGAAAATTTTTACGATCTGCAGGACTTCCAATTGGAGGTGAACCGCAAGATGACGGTGGAGAAGATTCTGCAACATGGGGTGCAACCGATAGTCAAAAATCAGATTGGAGAGTAAGGCTTAGTATTGCTCCTGGATTTGGCGAATCAATGATTATGAGACCATTTACATTAACTGATAATCATTTAGTTTTTCCGTATACTCCGTCTATTATATTATCTAATTCTGCATCTTACACTCCAATTAAACCCGTACATAGTAATTATCCTTTTTATGCATATCAAAATTCGCAGGTAGATAATATCACTATTACAGGAGATTTTTCTGTAGAAACTATGGATGATGGAAAATATTGGATAGCTATGGTACATTATTTACGAAGTGTAACAAAAATGGCATATGGTTATACACCTAATGTAGGTGCACCGCCTCCTGTTATTAAATTAAATGGTTATGGAGAATATGTTTTTCATGATGTTCCGGTTGTTGTAAGTAATTTTACAGTTGAATTACCAACAGATGTTGATTATATTTTTGTAAAAAGAGTTGGAAAAGTAGGAACTCATGTTCCAACAAAAAGCACACTGTCTGTTACTTTAATTCCTTCTTACAGTAGGAGAAATATAAAAAGATTTAGTCTAAAAAGTTTTATAAGCGGAAGTTTAACACGCAGTACTTATGGATTTATATAATGGCAAAATATAGAAATAATAGTCCTTGGGAGAAAACAGAAATTATAAATAATTCCTATCTAGATATCTTAAATATTAGATCAATTCCGGCAGAACCTAATGATGTAAGATATACTATTCAACCCCAGTATACTCATCGTCCAGATTTGTTAGCTTATGATCTGTATGGAGATCAAGGGCTATGGTGGGTTTTTGCTCAGCGCAATATGGATATAATACAAGATCCTGTATACGATATTGAAGCTGGTGTAGAAATAATTTTGCCTAAATCTTCAAATTTAGCAAAATATTTAGGATAGCATATGGCAGATAGTGATATTCAAGTTATTAATAACAATCAATCTTCTAGCGGCAATAGTGCAACTACTGATATTAGCAATGATAATGAAGATGGTGCGTCGTTGTTACCATTTGCAAATGAATTAGAAGATTTTTCGAGTTATAATTATATTTTTACATTAAGTGCATTAACTGATGAAGAAACTGCTAATCCTAAATCAACGTATAAAAAAAATGATCCACAAATTGTATTGATACGTTCTGGAGGAGGAGCTGATGGGGTTGATATTCCAGCAGAGACAGCATTAGGTGCAGTAGAATATTTTATAGATGATGTAGAAATTAATAGTTTAATAACTCATAATAGGAAAACTAAACAATCTAACGCAACTTCAATCCGATTTACTGTTACAGAACCTTATAGTATGGGTTTATTTTTACAAGAACTTAGAGTTGCTGCAAAAAAAGCTAGGGGTGAAAAATCTAATTATTTAGAAGCACCTTTTTTATTAACAGTTGAGTTCAAAGGTTGGGATAATGACGGTGTGTATTTAGAAAAAAAGCATTTACGTAGAATGTTTCCGTTAAAACTTGTAGATATAAATTTTAATGTGACAGAAGGAGGATCTATTTACAATGTGAGTGCATTGCCATGGACTGAACAAGGACAAACTGAAGAAGTACAAGCATTAAAAGCAGATATTAAAATTTATGGCAGAAATGTTAAAGAAATATTGCAAACTGGAGCGTATAGTTTACACAATATTTTAAATAGTCGGGAACAACTTCGTAGAAAAAAAGGAGAATGTACAACAGCAAACGAATATATTATTGCTTTTCCAAAAACCTCGGTAGATTCTACATTTACTAATGGCGAAGTAATTGATAACTCTGGAACTCAAAGTTCTGCTTTAAGTTGGAGAGGAACAGGCGCAGTAGATGTAACAGAATTGTATCAATCAGGAATTTATGATAAAGATACTGCAGGATTAAGTGAATTTACAGATGATTTAACAAATCCAGAAAAAAGTTTACTAGGAATAATGGTAAAAAGAAGTAATTTAGGCGAAATAGCAAGGAATTTTGCAGAAGATAAAAAAAATGATAATGCTATTGGAAAATCTTTGCTTGTTGATAGTTTTTTAGACGGAAATAAAAAACCTTTTGCTAGACCTCGATTTTCAGAGTTAGATGATAAAGATGGTGTGTTTGATAGAAAAAAAATACAAGTAAGTGATAATATAAGTGTTTTTACTTTCAAGAATGGAACTACAATTCAAGAAATAATAGAGGAAGTTATAATTCAAAGCACATATGGAAGGAATGTCTCATCTGCTTATCCTGATATCAATGGCATGATTCCGTGGTTTAGAGTAGATCTTGAAGTGTACAATTTAAAAGATGATGCGCAAGAAGTTGCCACTGGTAAACCTCCTAGATTATATGTGTACAGAGTAGTTGAATATAAAACACATATAAGTAGATATCAATCGTCGTCTGAACCGGCGGTTTCGGCGCAATTAAGAAAACAGTGTGCTAAAGAATACAATTACATTTATACTGGTGTCAATGACAATGTATTAGAGTTTGATATAAATTTTAATAAGGCATTCTATTTAGCAGCGCAACCATTTGGAGGAGCAGATAAAGGAAGTGTTAAATCTTATGAGCAAGATGCAAGGGCTGGAGCAAGCAATCAAAAATACAGGCCGCCTACTCCGGGTAATTCAGCAACAGATTCAAGTAGTGGATCAAAAACAGGAGAAGAAAATTCAAAACCTCAGACTGGATCTGTAGGTGGCGGACAACCTGATAAAATATCAACAGGAGTTGCAAGAGATTTTAACGATGCACTTTTGAACAGTCCGGTTGATTTAGTAAACACAACAATGACAATTTGGGGAGATCCTTACTATATCGCAGATAGTGGATATGGTAATTATCATGCAATTCCTAGTCAAGAATTTATCAATTTAAATGAGGACGGTACTATGAATTATCAAGACAGCGAAGTACACGTTTTAGTAAATTTTAGAACACCGTTTGATACAAATGCAGATAATGGGTTTATGGATTTTAATAATGTAGGATTAAATGATACAACTGCATATAGCGGTATATATCAAGTTATATCGGTTCGTAATAATTTTGCAGAAGGAGTGTTTAAGCAAACTTTAAAGATGATCAGAATTAGAAATCAAGAAGGTCTTGATACAAAACAAAAAGCAGATCCAGAAAAAGGAGTTGCAAGAATAAGTGCCGATGTGCTGAATACTGCAGCAGGTAATGCCGGAGGAGGTATATAATGCCAACTCAAGAATCAAGGACTCAATACAGTAGAGGGTCAAAACCTACATGGATGACAGGTGTAGGACCTTATATTGGCAGAGTGAGTAATCATTTAGATACTGAATTTATGGGATCTATTGAAGTAGAAATTTTAAAAACAACTGAAGCAGGAAGTCCAGGAGAAAGTAGTGGTTATTACATTCCTTGTACATATGTTTCGCCTTTTGCAGGAAATACACCAAGGAAAGGAGTTAACCAACGTTATGGATTTGATGCAACTCAGAAAAGTTATGGATTTTGGGCAGTTCCTCCTGATATTGATGTTAAAGTTTTAGTTTTAATGGCAGAAAATAATTTTGGATATGGGTTTTGGATAGGATGTTTACAAGACAAATATATGAATTTCATGATGCCTGGAAATGCATCTACATCATATAGTGAAGATCCAAGTGGTAAGTTTAGTAATAAAATAGTTCCTGTAGGAGAATATAATAAGGCTTTAGAAACAGGAAAAGGAAACGATCCTACTCAATATTATAAATTTGTAGATACTGATAGAGTAGAAATTTTAGAAAAACAAGGTTTGTTAAAATATCAAGATAATATTGTGGATCAAACAAGAGGAACAACAACGTCAAGCGCCAGACGCGAAGTTCCGAGTATGGTGTTAGGACTAAGCAGTCCTGGACATTTTGATAGACGTCCTGGTAAGCCAAAAGTAAGATATGGGGAAAAATTTGGTGAAACAAATATTCCTTTTAGCAGGCTAGGCGGAACTAGTTTTGTAATGGATGACGGAGATGAAAAAATTCTCAGGAAAAAACCAGCAAACACTGATCCGCCTGAATATGCTTACGTAGAAAAAAGAGAAACAGACGGAGATGTTGCTTTACCACATAATGAACTTACGAGATGGCGCACTCGAACTGGTCATCAAATTGTTATGCACAACACAGAGGATTTAATTTACATAATTAATTCACAGGGTAATACATGGATAGAATTAACAAGTAATGGTAAAATTGATATATATTCTGATGATAGTGTAAGCATACATTCTGAAACTGATTTTAACTTAAAAGCAAATCGTGATATAAATTTAGAAGCTTCTGGTAATGTTAATATTAAAGCCAGAGAACAAATGCGTTTAGAATCTGGTAACGCAACTCATTGGAAAGTTGGTACAGCAGAAGTTAAGAAAGATCCTGCGTTACGTCCAGAATTAGGTATTAAAAACGAAGACGGAACATGGAAATGGAATAGCTTTGAAGATTTACCTACAGTTGAACAACCGGGAGATAATTTGTATATTGATGTAAGTAGAGATGTTTATTGGAAGGTAGGTACCCATCCTAAATTAGGAGATTTTAAATTAGAAGTATCTCAAGACGGACATGCAACATTTGATAGAGATTTCTTTTTGCTTGCAAAAGAAAATATCCATCAGCATTCTAACAAGGCTACGTTACATTTAGCAGATACAACTTTTGATCAAAAGTCACTAGAAGATTTTAGGCAATTGACAGGAAAAAATATGCATATAAGAGCTGGATTAAATTTACGTTTATATGCAGATACTACTGCGGTTATAAAAAGTAAAGTTAATTATGTCACAGCTATGAATGCTAATCATATAAAATCTGGTAATATAAATTATGTAACAGCAGGCGCAAGTAATGAATATAATGCGCCTGTAAACAATATGAGCAAAATTCAATATTTTGGTAGTGGTTCAGCTAAAGGATCTAATGGTATTACAGCAGATAATGCACAACCAGCAATTGATGCAAAATTGCCAGAATGTGCCCGTCATGCTTTCATACCTATTAGAATACCAACTCATGAACCGTATTTTAGCCATGAAAACTTGAAACCGGAAACTTTTTATCCTGATAAAACAGATAGTACAATATCTATTAATGACTCATGTGATTTTGCAATTAAGTATGAACAAGAAGAAATTAAAACGCCTTTAATTTTTAAAGGAGGGGCTCAGGATGATACATTTAGGAAAGGAAAATGAGTACATTATATAAAGAAATTGTTGTTAAAAATAAAAATGAAAGTACAAAGTTCAAACCAGGATCAAAAACTTATAGAGGAATTAGCACAGTATTTACTAATAATAATACTTACAAATTGTATGATTTACAATTAATAAAACAAGATATAATAAATCATTTTCATATAAGGCAAGGAGAAAAATTATCAGATCCTACATTTGGAACAATTTTATGGGATATATTATTTGAACCTATGACGGCGCAATTAAGAAATCTTATTATTGATAACGTTAATAGAATTATTAGAAGTGACACACGAGTTAAAATAGCAAAAGTTGTTGTAGATGAATATGAGAGTGGAATACAAGTTGAATGTGAATTAATTTACCTTCCTTATAATATTCAAGATAAAATGCGTTTGCGTTTTGATAGAAATGCAGGGCTTCTTACTTAAAAATTTAAAATATATGCATTTTATTAGAAAATAAATACAAAAAAGGATTTGTTATGGCATTAACCGATAGACAAAATAGATTATTAGTAGCCGAAGATTGGAAAAGAATATATCAAAGTTATACAAGTGCAGAATTCCAAAGTTATGATTTTGACAGTCTTCGCAGGGTAAT